ACACCAGAGCAACAGCAGGCCATGCAGCAACAGCAGGAGCTTCAGATGCAGCAGATTCAGTTGGAGATGGCGAAGTTGGATGCAGAGGTCAAGAAGATCAGCTCCGACGCGGCGGTCAATATCGCCAAAGTACAGGACATCAGCGAGGTTCAGCCGCAGCTTGAGATTGCGAAGATGCAGGCAGAGCTTCAGCAACGTATGGCAGAGCTTAACCTGCGCATGCAGCTATCTGAGATGTCGAATCAGGCTTCGATCCAGCAGTCCGAGACTAACGCGGCTACCCGTATAGCGGCTACCGCGATGCAAACCAGTGCCAAAAAGCAGGCGGCAATGGCGAAAGATCTAGAGAAAAAACCCCCAGTAACTGTGCAATAGGAGATTGCTAATGGCTAAGAAAGGTAAGAAGCAGGAACAGGAGAACGAAGACGTAATGTTCGACGTCATGCCCGGTGCTGACCCAATGGAAGACGACCCCGGCCCAGTTGACCTGAGTTTTGGGTTGAGCGACGACGGTGAAGCGGCGGTAACTGCGGCAGATGTCGTGGCAGAAGACGAAGTTGAGCAGACGGAGGAGGAAGAGGTCGTGGAAACGGCTGAAGAAGTCTCCGAAGAGACTGTTGCCGAGGACATGGAGCTAGCACCGGCGGAAGATGCATCCGCTCGCATTGTCGAAGAAGAGGAACAAGCGGGCGACGACGGAAAAGAGGCCGACGAAACCGGTAATACTGACACCGTCGCCGAAGAGCAGCCGAAAGAGACGACGAAACGCACTAAAGGGAACCACATGATCCCCAAAGCGCGGCTCGACGAGGTGCTGGACAAGCTGAAAGCGTCCCAGAAAGAGCTAGAGGACATGAAGTTGGCCCAGACTCCGCCGCCTGATGCGCCGGAAGCCTACGATTTCGACGCAAAAGAGGCCGAGTACATGAATCTGGTGCTGGATGGCCAGCAGAAAGAGGCCGTATCCCTCCGTCAGCAGATCCGTACCGCTGAAAAGACGCAGTTGGAGTGGGAGATGAGCCAGAAAATGGCTGAAACTGTCTCATTTAACCAAACTGCCACCACGTTACAGCGCGCGGCATCGGAATTAGAGGCCACTTTCCCGGTTTTTGACAAAACTTCCGATCAATACAGCGAAGAAATGACCCAAGAAGTGATCGAACTGCGTGACGCGTTCATCATCAAAGGTGAAGACCCCGTCAATGCACTGTCTAAGGCGGCGGCATTCGTTGTGAAGTCTAACGAGATGATTAGCGCAGAGGAGCAACCCGCTCTGGCTGACTCTCAAGCACCCAAGGTGGACGAAGTGGCCAAGAAACGTGGTGAAGTAACCAAGAAATTGAGCCAAGCGAAGGCCCAACCCCCAGAACTACCGGGCGAATCATCTAGTTCCAGAGGTGAGAAACCCATCAACCTAGCTAATATGTCGGAAGAAGAGTTCAACGCGTTACCCGCTGCGACTCTGAAGCGACTACGCGGCGATCTTTACTAAGGAGAAGTATCATGGCAGGTGCACCCCCCAACAGGCACATCGATGTCCCACCCCGCAAGGCGAAGGGATACCAACCGTTAAAAGATATTACTGACCCACCCATCGCTCACTACCATGAGACGGGTAGGAAGTCTGGTTCAGCACCGGAAGAATACAAGCCGTGCGTGAACGAACGTAAGCATCTGAATAACGGGTAAAAAACCTTTACCTTACTGTATTAGCAGATTAATATTGTAGGCACTTCGCTTATTGCAGCGATACGCAATCGGTTAGCGCACGTCACGCGCTACCTTCGCCACGCAGGGCGTTAAACCCGCCGAGGGCACACCTCGTTAAAGAGTGTCAAATCGTTGGTCCGAACACGACAGTCGGCTGAGTAGGCAGAAATGCCTTTTGTCAATCACGCACTTTATTTGGAGGCCAATCATGGCTCTTACTAACTTTGCGGCACTGACGGAAGAAGAACTCACCGTCTGGAGTCGAGATTTTTGGCGCGTTGCCCGCAACGCATCTTTCATTAACCAATTTGCTGGCAACGGCCCTAACTCTATGGTTCAGCGCATCACTGAGCTGACCAAGAATGAGAAAGGCGCACGGGCTGTCATTACTCTGCTTGCAGATATGGCAGAAGACGGCACCACCGGTGACTTCGATCTGGAAGGCAACGAAGAAGCATTGCGCGCGTACGACGAAGTCGTTCAGCTCGACCAGCTTCGATTTGCTAACCGCTTGGCTGGCCGCATGGCTGACCAACGCTCAGTAGTCACTTTCCGTGAGACTTCACGCGACATGCTCGCTTACGCTATGGCCGATCGTATCGACCAGCTCGCGTTCTTGACCATGTCTGGTGTGACTTACGACTACAAGACCAACGGCGCGAAGCGGACTGTCAAAGGATCAACGGGCCAAAACCTGACTGACCTTGAGTTTGCTGACTCTGTTACTGCACCTACTGCAAATCGTCACTTGATGGTTACTGGTTCTACTGAGCCGGGCGATGGTGGTGTAGACGCTGGTGACCCAACCGCTCTGACTGTTACCGACACTATCGGTTACAAGCACATTGTAGAAGTTAAGGCATTCGCCAAAGACAACTACATCCGTGGCTTGCGTGGTGCAGGTAACCAAGAGGTGTATCACATGTTTGTGACTCCTCGTCAGATGGCTACGCTGAAGCTCGACCCTGACTTCCTCGCTAACGTGCGGAACGCTGGTGTTCGTGGCCCAAGCAACGAGCTGTTCGCTGGTACTACTAGCCTGATGGTTGATGGCGTAATGGTCCACGAGTTCCGACACGTATTCTCAACCGAAGGCGGCAATGACGCTGGTTGGGGCGTACCGGGCGCTCGCGCACTGTTCTGTGGTGCACAAGCTCTGGCCATGGCTGACATCGGTCTGCCAAACATGGTCGAGAAGACTTTCGATTACGGTAACCAGCACGGTATCGCTATCGACAAGATCTTCGGCTTCCTGAAGCCAGTATTCAACTCAGACTACACCGGAGACGATCAAGACTTCGGCGTTATCGCTTTGGATACCGCTTACGGAACAGAGTACACAGCAGCACCGTAAAACGGATAGCCCCTCTTCGGAGGGGCTTCTTACTTTTGGAGGACATAAATCATGATGATTATTAGTGACAAAGATTTGTACGTGTCTCTAACCAATGGCGGCGCATGCCGTTTGAAGGCGGGTATACCCCGTGAGCTACCAGAAAATTTAGGGCTTGAGGCATTACGTAAAGGGGCAAGGCAGGGCAGTGAGCCTAAGCCTGTTGACCCACCGCCAAAGCCAGAGCTGAACTCCGGCACTCCTCCTGCACCAGCAGAAGAGCCAAAGGAGCCAGAGCAGGAAGTGGTAGAAGAGAGCGATGACCTAAGCGTGGTCATGGCAAAAATAATTGAGCGCGCGAACCCCGACGATTTGCGTGCGGACGGAACCCCCAAAGCCGCTGTAGTAAACAAAATGGCTGGGCGGTCTGTTGAAGTAGATGAGCGCGAAGAGGCGTGGGCCGAAGCGCTAACTAAAGAGGACTAACCATGGCAGTCACAGTTGGGAGTGTTGTAACTAAAGCGAGAGCGGTCTTACAGGACACAACCTCTGTTCGATGGCCTGACGATGAGTTAATCGGATGGATCAACGACGGCCAACGTGAAATTGCTCTGATAAAACCAGACGCAAGCTCTAAAAACGAAACCATGGCTATGATCCCCGGCACCAAGCAGTCGCTGCCAGCCGGTGCCCTTAGACTACTACGCGTAGTGCGCAACATGATCGACGCTGGCGCTAATGTTGGCGGCAGAGCTATTCGGTTGGTCAGCCGAGAAATCTTGGATGCACAGCAACCAGATTGGCATGACCCAGAAGTAAGAGGGGAGTCCGAGTTCGGCAACCTCGTTAAGCACTACATGTACGACGAGCAAGACCCACAGCACTTCTACGTTTACCCCGGTATTTCTAACGACTACACCGGCGCGTTAATCCCGCACATAGAGATCATCTACTCAGCTAACCCTGACGATGTAACTCAGATGTCTGACCCGATTTCTATTCCTGACTTGTACCAGAACGCGATTCTGAATTACGTGCTGTACATGGCTTACATGAAAGATGCTGAGTACGCAGGCAACGCGCAACGGGCGTCTAGCCACTATCAGATATTCACTGCGTCGGTTACTGGTAAGGGTCAGATAGACGTAATCACGACTCCAAACCTTGAGTCGCGGAGTAATCCTAATCTGACGGCGAGCGCCTAATATGGCCATCAAATTCGAAGACTTTCTACCCGACATCATTCCAATGGTGCCGGGGTGCCCCGACTCGTTGATTATCCATAACATCCGTCAAGCGGCGCGCGAGCTGTGCGAGAAGTCTAGTTGCTACGTTGAAGACCTCGATCCAATGACAGTGATACCGGGGATCTACGAGTACGACCTTGACCCGCCGCCCAACGCGATTATTCATCGCATCAAGTGGGCGCTGCTGGATGGCCGCTACGTCGAGTTCGCTGGAACCGCTCTGATGGCAGAGCGCTACCCCAACTGGCGCGAGAAAGAGAAGCGCGGCGTACCCAAGCTGATTGCTCAGATACGCCCTGACGCCTTCTGGCTGTGCCCTGTGCCACAGGACAAGGTTAAGAACGGCCTCATTGTCCATGTGATCTTAAAGCCGTCACAGAAAGCTAACTCTATTCAAGACCGCGTTGCTGATGAATATCGAGACGCGATCATTAACGGTGCACTGTTCCGTTTACTTCGTCTGCCCTCAAAAGATTGGACCGATCTGGGTGGTGCGAAGGTATACGGGGCGCTTTTCCAAGACGGAATCAAAGAGGCAGAAGTCAGAGGTCGAAACGCTGACACGCCCATTGCTAGGAAGACTAAATATGGTGGATTACCCATCCGCAACGGAGCGCGGAAAGTCGTTTGGTGAACCTCAACTTGCTGACATAAGAGCAGAGTGGGGTTGGGTACGAAAAGGTATTGAGGAAATGCTGGGGGATAACGAATACCTCGGCATCATACCGGAAGATGTGTTTGTGGCGTGCAAGACCGGTGCCGCGCACCTCTGGATCACGGAAGAAGGTTTCGTGGTCACTACGGGGGAGACAGACACGATCAACGGTGAACGCACTTTCTTGATATGGCTTGCATGGGCACATGAGAAGGGCGGTAGTGAAGCGGTACGCTGGTTTGAGTTCTTTGAGGACCAAGCCCGAGAAGCGGGGTTCACGAAGTTTGAGGTACGAACTAAGTACCCGAAGTTGGGGGACTACCTTCAGAACAAATTGGGGTTTGAGCTTGTGACAGCGAATTTTGGGAGACGGATTAATGAGTAGCGGGCCAAAGAAATCAGATTACGAGGCAACTGAAGGCGAGAAGATGAACGCCTCTGTTGCTGTCGCGGAGCAGAAGCGGTTTAAGGAACTCTACGATCCTTTGCTTCAGCAAATGCGCGACGAGTCATTGACGCAGAACTTCTCAGAGATCGCTCGCGGTAAGGCTAACGCTGACACTATGCAGCAGTTGACAGGCGCGCCTATGGAGTACCGCAACACACAGAACGTCGGGCGTGCAGGCGACCTTGGTGCGGCTCTGGGCGGTCAGCTTCAGCAAGCCAATGTGCAGGCAAAGAAAGCGCAGAACCAGACGCAGTCAGGCGTCCTCGCTACTGCTCGTGGCCAGCAGGAGACTACCGCACAGGCGCTAAATAACATCGGCAAGATTGAGAGTACTGCCGCTCTAGCTAAAGCGAAGGCGAATCAGGACGTTGCAACGGCGAAGTTTAACGCTGGCGCGCAACTAGCGGGATCGTACGTGCTGCAAGGGCTAGAGAATAAAGCGACAAGGGGCAAGGACAAAGACGGGAACGTTGTAGAGGGAACTTGGCACACGCCGGTTCGTAAGGACGGTTCACGTATATCTTCTTTAAAAGAGCGTTATTTAGACTACTTTGGGTAGAGGTTAATTATGTCAATCGGAGACATTCCAGATATTGATAGAGCGACAGCGCAGGCTAATGCAGCCGCAAATCAAAATGCGGCGGCAGGCGTGGCGAATACGGGTGCTGGATATAACGGCCCCGGCGTTGCCGGGACAGCAGGCGCGACCACGGGTACACCGGGTTATAACGCCGGTCAGCTACCAACTGTCAGCGACCCAGAGAAAGCCTACGCTGATATGACGCGCCAGCAGTATCTGGACTTCGTTAATAACTATGGCGGCTTTGAGGCCGACCTAATTGATAAGGCCCAGAACGATACCTCGCTGATCGATCAAGCTCGCGAAGATGTGTCTATGACGCAGGGCGTCGCGCAAGGCATTGCGGATCGTAACGCTAGTCGGTACGGCGCTAACATCACGCCAGCCATGCGACAGCAACAACAACGTACGTTGCAACGTCAGAACACGCTCGGTGGTATCAACCAGATCAACAACGCGAAGTACGCCCAGAAGCAACAGAACACAGCGTTGCTAGGTGACCTCATCAATATCGGCCAAGGGCTTAACCGATCGTCTATGGATCAACTGGGCGGTGCGGCGGCGCAAGCGGCAAACCGTAACTCAGCCTACGATCAGGCCAAAGCAGCCAGCAAAGAAAACACGTACAGCACCATCGGATCGCTTGGTGCTATGGCAATCATGGCGATGGCTTTCTAAGGAGTATTTGAGATGGCTGGAGGAATAGGCGGCGACTTAGCCGGACTCATGTCAATCATGCAGAGAAACAAAGCTCTGCGTGAGGAGAAGCGTCAGTGGGATGAAGGTGCAGAAGGAAGAGCGCTAGTAAACGAAGGGCAAAGATTGTCCAACGAGACAGCCCAAGACGGATTAGATAGAGAAGAGGCGAGGGCGAGGCTAGCTGCGAGCCAAGAGCGTGGCAGCATTGATGACCAGTATAGGTTTAACGCAAACACCTTTAGTACCCTTGAGGGCGGCGGCGAAGATGCTCACGAGGCAACGCTGGAAGCAATGGGGTATCTAACTGAAGGGATGAAAGTCCACGGCAGCTTAGAAGATAACCAAAGAGTTGTGGGGTACTCTAAGACCAGTGACGGTCAAGTTGTTCTTGAGATTGAATACACCGACGGTCCCAACGAAGGGATGGTTGCCCCTCTTACCAAGAATGGTACAAGTGACGACAACGATCCTGTTCAGCCGTTAAGCCAACAGAATCTGGTGGACTTGGCGGAGCAAGGCGTTATAGCGACAAAACGACGCGCGGGGGGTACTGAGTACCTTACGCTTAATGCAACTAACACCATAGCTAGCTCTGTTTACGAGGAACAGGCTGCAGCCCAACAAAACGTCGCGAGTATAAGTAACGCACTTAATAAACTGTCTGGTGGTAAAGCAGCCAGCCGTGCCTTTATATCTTCAATCTCTAACATGGAGCCATCAGAGCGGCAGAAACAGATTGAAACGGTGGCGGCAGATTTAGGCATTGAGCTAACTCCTATGCCCGCCCCACAGGAATTGACTCCGGCAGATATTAAAGTAGCAGGCCAGCCTTCCGAAGAGCGCTCAGCGCCTAGGGGCCGTCTAGAAATTATAGGGGACAGGGAGCAAGACGGTCGCGCAAGACGCGAAGAAGCAAGGATTGCGGCCCTGCCGGGTAAGATAGAAAGGCTCCGAGGAAATATTGCGTTACTAGAAGAGCGCGGCGTATCCGAAGACCACATTTCAATGCGGAAGAACAGAGAATCATTGGCTCAAGCGGAGGCGGATTTAGCTTCTGCTGGCGGCGACCCTGTTCCACCAACGCCCACAGGTAACCCAGCCGTTGACTACATGGCCACTCAACGCAAGATCACAGAGGCGTTAGAGACCATGACCCCCGAGCAGGTCGCATCTGGGGACTTCAGCTTTATAACCCCCGAAGATCGAGCGGCGACCATCGGCATGTTGCGAGAGCGTGAGATTGTGACCGCCCGCGACATTAGAAAACTTCCCCCGAAAGAGCAGGCTATGGCTTGGGCTACGCTAGCCGCGTATGCACCAAGCGAAGGCGCACGTACAGCCGCCACTAATAATTTGCGCAACATCACTGAGACGGGCGTAGCGTCTGTATCGGCGAAGGATCTGTTAAGCACAACAGGTAATAAGGGCGAAGACTCTATAACCGCCCCCCAAGCGATAAGTAACCTAAACGAGTACAGAAAAACCCACACTGACGAAGACGGGAACTTTGATACGGCTGCGTTTGTGAGAGATGCGAACATGTTACTTAGCGCCGCTGGGCAGGGCAGCACGGCTTCCGGGGTTATCCAAAATGAAATAGCAAAGCAGGTTCAAATAGCGTTGCAAGAGGGTGCAAACGAAGGAGGTAGGGACAATTGGTTTGAGGGTTTCATAAACATGTTTACTGGTGACGCTTTAATAGACTCATCTAGCGTTGATTTCAGTAACTATAGAAAAGTAGTCGACCCCAAAAACTCCGAAAGAATTTTGAAAGTGATAGCTATCGGCAATGACGGTAAACAGAAAGGTGGCGATATTAATATAGAAGCGGCACAACAAAAATTAGGCACCTCTATAGGCCTGCACCTAATCTTAGACAAAATGGAAGTGTATAAGGCACCGTAATGGCGATAAGCGATCCGAGAGATGTCCCAAGGTCTTACAAAATACAGTCTGGGGACTCTAGGAAAAAAGTTGCCGATTTTTTCGGCGTCACAGTCGGTGAGCTATTGGCTTACAACGAGCGGTCGCTGGGCGATAGGTGGGACGCTGGCGTTGAAGTAGAGAACCCAGAGTATGTTGCAGGACTCGTTAACTTCGCTCTAGAAGAAGGTACTTCTCAGGCTGAGGTAGCAAGACGCCTCCGTATAGACGTTGATACGTTAAGAGAAAGGTTTGACCTCTCGGCGGACGAAGAGCCGCAAGAAGAGCCGCAAGAAGAGCCGCAAGAAGAGCCAGAGCTAGATCAAGCGGTAACTAATCTACTTACTGAAACAGAAGTAACCGCAGAGCGCGCACCAGCAAGTATCGGCAGAGAGCCAGCAGTTTCTGAGTTGGCGCGTCAGACAGAAGAAGACTACGCCACGCCTGATATGGGTCAGAGGCTTGCTGAAGTATCAGTACCCGACAGAGAACGCGCACCTTCTGAGATAGAGCCGCAAGAAACACCAGTAGAGCGTGCCCTTGAAAGCATCGGTCGTGAGTCAACAACGCCTACTGAAACTGCAGAGAATGGTGACCAGTACTTTGGCAAAACCCCTGATGATAAGTGGGTGTCGTATGCAAGCGAAGATGAGCAGGCTGCTGCTTACGATCGTGGCGAGATAATACAGGCTACTAACACCACTCCAAAAACAGGTCGGTTTGCGGTTGAGTCTTCTGAAGAGCGCGCACCTTCTGAGATAGAGCCGCAAGAGGACGAAGAGTTAGATCAAGCAGTAGCCAGCATGGTTTCTGAGACGGCTCCTGCCGTACAGCGTCAGGCACCACAGCCCCAAATCAGGCGACAGCCGCAAACTAATCGGCAACAGCCAAGGCGTAGCCAAGCGACGGGCGGATGGAAGGCATCTACGGATACTCCTCTGACTACTTTTGGTAGCCCAATCCCCGCTAATATGAACGACCCGTTCGCTACTGACTACAAGCCTTTTCAGGGTGATGACAGTATTTCGGGGGTATTCAAAAGTGGTATGGAGGCAGGCGCGCGCGGCCTTGCGGCGGACCTTGAATACTTTAAAGCCCTTGGCAACACCCTTATCGGTGACGAAGAAGCCGCTGCTAGAAACGTTGCTGTGGCTAGGATGCGAGATGAGATGGCTTCTGCGCCACTCGCAGGACTTGAGACCTTTGAAGAGTTCTTAGAAGAGCCGACCTTTACTGGTTTTGTTACCCAAGTTGCGAAGTCTGGGCAGATAGTTCCAAGCGCGGTTACCTCTATCGTAGGTTTCGGCGTCGGTAGTGTTGCAACCGTCGCAGGCAAGGCCGTTCTAGGCAAGTCTGCACGAAGCGTTGCAGAGCGAATCGTGAAGGACTCTATGCGTCGGACTGCCGCAGGTACAGCTACACCTGACGAGAAAGACTTGGCCGAAGAGTTCTACAAGTACACGCGGTCAACTATAAGCGGGCGCGACGTCAAAATGGGCGGGTTTTTAGGCGCAGGAGCTGCGGAATACGTGCCTTTGGCGGGCGGTAACCTGTCTGAAGCTTTAGAAGCGGGCCAAGAGCTAGACAGGGGGACTGCATTGCGTGCCGCTACAGTAGCCGCCCCGCAAGCTGTAATCGGTGTAGCGAGCGAAGCGTACTTGCTCAAGATGATTGGGCGCGTAGCTAACACGCGCGCAACTAGTAACAGCATGTTCAAAGATCTGGCCGGGAACATTAGTCGTGGTTTCTTGGAGCAGGGCGCTGTTGAAGGAATAACTGAAGTTGCGCAAGAAGGTATTAGTGTTGCTAACAGAATGGAGATGGACGATAGCTATACGTGGCAAGAAGGCCAGATGCGTATTGCTGAGTCTGCCTTCATGGGTTTCTTTGGAGGCGGTGGCGCTGGTGGAGCAGGTGCTGGTGCAGGAGCCGCTTATCGAGGTCTTGGCAATGTAATGACCAAGGCAGAAGGCTATCTGCGCGACGGTGTAGATCAACAGGTCAACGAACGTATCGACGAAGAGCAGTTCGGAGTCGGTGAGAACGATCCGAACGTGACCACCCCAGAGTCTACGGCTGACATTAACGCGCAAGTGCGCGCCATGTTTGACGAGTCAAGCGACAAGGTATCCGTATGGGTAGCTGGGGAGCAGGGCCAAGAGGTCTTCGGTAAGGACGGCAAGAAGCGCGATAAACAGACCGGCAAGATGTACTACACCGCGTACATACCCGGTCGAGGGACGATCGCGTCCACCAGCCAAGAGGTTGTTGCAGAAGTTGTCGCGGCAGGCGGCTCCGATAGCGCTGTAGGCGCGGCTCTTGGATATGCGACTAAAGAGAAGCCAGCCGATGGCCCCGGTCAAGTTGTCCGTGCCAAAGATAAAGACGGCAATATCATTTCTGAGGAGATCACTACCCCTGACTCTGTAGCTGATGCAGTTGAAGCAGCGAAAGGCTTTGCGCCCGAAGGCGGCAGCTTTGACATCGTGATGCTAGATCAGGCGATAGAGGAGCGAAAGAAGAAGTACGACGCCGAGCGCGGTCCGCAATACGACGACATGATCTACGACGACCCCAAAGAGTTGGGGTACGTACCCCGTGAGGATAACGACGAATCAAGTGATACAGACGTGTTCGAAGCGAACTCTGAGGCAGAGAGCGCCGAAGATGACTACGAAGGAACAGGTGAAAACGAACTAGACGAATCATTTGATTCCAAAGGCAACCAGCAGTATTCAGAAGCAGAAGGTGAAGTCGTTGACATGGGTGCCTACACCCCGCGCGACCCAGAGAACGGATACAACGGAGACGATTATAAAGAGGTCAAAGAACAGTACATCCTGAAGTTCGGCGAACCAGCAGATATAGAGCGGTATAACAAATCTCTAATGTCGAACGCGTTGAAATACGCAGACAATCCCAACGTCGAGGTTGAGATCACGCCGAACAAAGATGGCAAGCTCCAACTAAGCGTTCGTTATTTTGAAGACTTGTACACGCAGACTCGCGCCCTTAGCGCGACGAAAGATGTCAACAAGTCACCCCGTATGCCGCTGAAAGAGTTTTTAGTAGAAGCGTTTAAGTCAGCTAATAGACGAGATCTAGAATCTCATAACATTGTCATTACGCGTCCTGATGGTAGAAAAGTGTCAGCCGCATTCTATGACCTAATTAACTCAGGTCGGCAGTTAGTTCGCCAGAAGAAGTCGTCGGTTACGGACTTAAATGCTGACCGCGACGCCGCCTTAGAAATTTTGGCTGATTTAGTGATAGAGGGTTACACCGTCACCGCGCTTAATTTGCCAAAGAATAGCGATCTCAAAAAAGAATCCAGAAAAGCCAGAAAACAAGAGAAGTCTCATCAACAAATGCTGTCTGATTTAGAAGGCGAACAGATTGTCGGTAGGGAAGATTTGTTCGGGTCTAACGAAGCAGCGCTAGACAGTAAAGGCCGTTTTAAAAACCAAGATCTAAAAGCTAAGTGGGAAACCACTTATGCTTCTTTGACGAGAACAGGCGGCGTCGAGGCAGTAGGTAGAGCAGCGCGCGAGACCGATAACAACGGAATCGATTTGAAGCAGATCCCGTTGTCTACCCCACAGGAAATAGATGCTCGCATTGAAGAGCTGGAAGGCTACACCGAGACACAAGTTACGGAGGCTTCTGCGCCTGCTCCTGAGAGTGGGGCGATAGAGAGTAGCAACAATGTTCAAAAATCAGGACTAGTAGGTGCTGCGCAAGCGAGAAAAGGACGGCTTGCAGAACTAGAAAGGCGTCTAGTTGAAGAGGAACGAAAAGCCAATCCAGACGCAGACGTAGTAGCAAAGCTAGAAGAGGGCATTGATAAAGTCAAAACCAGTATGAAGTGGTTAGGCGCTACGGGTATCCAAGAAGCAGACGTTACTAGCGATCCTTACGTGCCCGGTCTCATAGAGCAAACAACTGACCCAGACGAAAGGGCCGAACTAGAAAAAGAGCTAGCCTCCCTCAAAAGAGAGCAGTTAAACAGGGGTAAAGAAATAGACCAGCAAGAGGCGGTCCCCTCTACTTTAGAAACGCAAGACGACATTTACGTCAACGTTAACGGCCTCCCAATGCAAGTTATAAACGGGAAACGATATGAGGTCCAAGAAGATGGGTCGTTGAAAGAAACGAATATTGGTCGACCGTTCAGCACTAAAAAGAATCGCGAAGGCAAGACTGTAGACGAGCGGTTTAAAGAACTAACTGGAAAGTCAAAAGAAAAGAAAGAAGCGCAGTACAACGAGCGCATGGCCGAGTTTAGAAGAAGGAATGCAGAGTACAAAAGAAAGAAAGCGGAACACGAAGCCGCTCAGAAAAAGAAGAACAAGCTACCAGAACCTAAGCTAGAGGAGCGTATTAACGTTGTTCAGCCAAGTGGTAAGCCAGTAGAAAGTAAGCCGAGCGCGGTTATCGACGAGATGACTGAGTACGAGCAGATGATGGCGACACCTCAGAAAGCCGCCGAAGCGAAAGCTACCCCTAAAACGCAAGCTAAGCCACAAGCGAAAGCAGAAGCTGCTCCAGCTCCAGCGGTTACGTTCGATAGAAAGAAGAAACTTGGCGAGAGCGCCAATATTCCGGGCCAGAAAAAGCCACAGCGCAAGAAAGCTAACCCTTTTATGCAGGCGATACGCGATGAAATGGTTGCGGCGTACCCCGAGTTAGGCGACTACACCGTAGTGTCTTTGGCAGAACTGGTAAAGCTGACCTATCGCCAAACTAAGAACAAGTACGGCGACAAAGTAGCAGCGGATATTTGGACTTACTTAGAAGACCGACAGCGACGGCAGGGCAAGATTCATTTTGGTGGGACTATTGACTACGACTCAAAGCTGATTTTCATAAACGATTCAGCTAGTACCACTATGGACGCGATGACGCTGGCGCATGAGTACGGTCACGCGATCATGAACGAGGAAAAGAATAAGGCGCTTTTGAATAAGGCTACGCGCAGGCGGCTAGAAGCAGCGTTTGAGAAAGACCCACAGTACAAAGACCTGATGGATTACTACAAGAACGACAAGGGCAAAGCCTTTGACGAGTGGTATGCGGATCAAGTAGCTCTGTGGGCGACCAAGAAGTATCTGGATAGGCAGGCTAAAAACCTAACCGAGTCTCACTTTAAGGCGCTGGTTCGAAAGCTCAAGCGAGCTTGGCAGAAATCTACTAGCGTCATCCGTAAAAGCAGGCTCGCGCTGCCTTCGGATAGGCAGGTGGACCTCACTTTTGAAACCTATATGGACAACGTGGTCGAGTCCGCTAAAGACTCTGACCCCATCCGCACTGGTATTGCGTCAACCTTTATGGGGCAGGTCAAAGAGTATCTTGATGGTGTGCCAAGGTCTGATGCAACAGGCCGCATGTACAAGCGCAAGATTCTTGCAGACGCAGTTGGCGTGATAAATACCGTGTTCTTTACTGCAGACAGTCGACTACGAGCGTTAGCTGGCGATAAGTTCGCTGACATTTTCTACGTGCAGTCTCAGAGCAGATCAGGGGAGCTTGGCTTCCTCCGTAAGAAGAACCTTACGACTAACTTGTGGGTCGATAGGTTTGAGAAAGAAGTTGGTAACCTGAACGACGACGCAGTGCGTGATGCAATGGTACTTGCGCTGGACGATTCTATAGACACTAAAGACTTCGCCCCAGACAGCATTGAGCGCAAAGTCAGGGACTACCTCGACGCGTTCTACAAAGAATACGTAGGGCTTAGCGGTTTACAAATAAAGCAGCGGAAGAACTTCTTTCCCATTGTGGTTGACATGATGGAGGTATCAAACAGGCCGGATGACTTATTAGATGTACTGCGGAAAGACGCTGAGAATAAGGGTAATCCATGGAACGCTCAAAAAGAGCGGAAGATGAAGCGTGCGATTACGCGGTTCTTAAATGAAGACGGTGTTGTAGATAACGATCCTGTGGACGGTGCCCCAGACCCCGACGAGCTGTTTGAGTCGGTGGCAAAGGGCGCAGCGAAGGAACGACTGCTAACAGACGATGTTGATAAGAATCTTCTACTAGAGGCAGGGTTCCTACAAGACCCCGACCTCGCGTTTGTCACCTACATGAACCGGATGATTAAGCACGTCGAGTGGAGCAAGGCAACTAACGGCGGCGCGAAGGTTGCAGCTATGCTGGATTCGCTACCGGCGGATAAAAGACAACAGGTAGAGAAGATCCTAAAGGCGTACCTTGGGTATCAAGATACAGCCATGTCCCCTCTGTGGAGAACCGTCAACAGTTGGGGCCAGTTCCTACAGTTCATTACGATCTTGCCTTTTGCCGCAATTGCGTCGTTGCCCGACCTCGCTGGGCCTATCATCAATGCGAAAGAACTCGGCGGCTTGTCGTCGGGGTTCAAAGAGTTGATAGCGACGTTCACAAACCGAGAAGAAGCGATCCAGTTTGCGCGAGACGTTGGCGTCAATAGTAGCGAAACCGTTGCTAACGCTTGGGTTACACAAGCTGAAATGGACTACATGGACCCCGCTATCCGAAGCATGTCGGATACGTTCTTCCGCTATATCGGTCTGGATTGGTTTACTAAGTTTTCCCGTGAGTTTGCGGCTCGTATGGGCAACACCTTCATCTTGCGGCATTCGGAGCGAGCGTTAGGCGGGAACGAGATATCTGCCCGCTACTTGAGCGACCTTGGCCTTACCGCCAAAGAGGTGCAGACGTGGTACAGCAGCGGTCAGAAGTTCAACGACGAGACAGGTCGTAAGGTCCAGAACGCCCTACAACGCTTTGTTGAGTCATCAGTCATGCGTCCAAACGCAGCAGAGCGTCCTGTATGGGCCTCTGACCCGCACTTCGCCTTGATTTGGCAGTTGAAGAGCTACTTCTACGCTTACTGGAAGACGATCATGGGCGGCGTGCTTCGTGAAGGCCGTCAGCGAAATAAAGAGCTTAAAGGTAAAGAGCAGGGCATGGCTGTGGGGTCGTTACTGATGCTCACTGCAGTCGCCACGATGCCTTTAGCGATGCTTGGAGGCGAGGCACGTGAGTACGCTAAATACGGATTAGCGTGGCTATTACCCGGCATTGACCCGAAGGAACAGTACTTCCGATCCGAGCGAATGGATTGGGGTGAATATATGTTTGAAATAACAGATCGGTCAGGATTTTTGGGGCCGTTCTCAATGCTGCAGATGGCCAATAATAAGGCGGATTGGGGCGGTTCTCCTTTCGCCTCCATTCTTGGTCCGACAGCCGAAACAATCGATCTTGCTATGCGTAACGGATGGAACGTTGGGAAGACCGTAGGTGACAGATTAGTGCCGGGATACAGTATCTTATGACTCGCTTAACACTATGACCTACGCTAATATATTGCAAACCGAGGGCACTGAAAATGGCGTATTTAGGAACCATTAATCTGGTCAGTGGGGACAACCTCCCCGAACTGACAGTGACGCTGCGAGACTCTAATACAGCCGCGCCGGGTAAGCGCCTCGACGAAGACGATCCTGAGACATGGATGCCCATAGATCTTAATGATCGCTTTGTAAATATGCTCATCCGAGAGCAGGGCGGCGATCTAGAGCACACTTTACCTATGACTGTGCTGGTTCCCCCCGAAGACGGTAGGTGCACCACGATTTTTCCTGCGGGAACGCTTGATAGGGCGGGCCTTTTCGAAGCTGAGTTCGAAGTTATTAACGAGTTTGGCGGCGCAAAGCACACGGTTTATGACCTTTTAAAGCTAAAGATCCGCGAGAAGTTCGATGCATAGCGATGTCCTCATACAAAAAATGCGGGCGCTCTTCTCTGCACTTGACCTAAAAGCACGAATATCACACGTCAACATGCGGGCTACCTTCACCCTCAACAATAATTGGGAGTGGGAAGGTGACCTCCCTAGCGATGAGGAAGGCGTATCAGTATTTAACAGCCGCGCAATTAATGAATGGACTTTTAACGGGTAGCCGCCATGACAGTTAAATTTACAAATAATGTAAAAACTAAAGTAGCGGTGTCTCTATCGACGGGAATCACGGTTATTGTTGTAGAAGACGTTAGCCGTTTTCCAACTTTGGGTCCGGGGGAATACACTTACTGTACGTTGACAGATACGGCTAAACCAGATCAAACCGAGATCTGTGAAGTCACTAGCATAAACGCAGCGACGAACGAGCTAACAGTAATTCGGGGTAAAGAAGGGACCGCCCAACAGAGTTGGCGCGTAGGGTCAAATTGTGAGCTGCGTTTAACTGCAGAGCTGTTAACTCGTGCAATACAAGATGGAGAACAGGATTGGGACAGCATTGAGGGGATTCCCGATACGTTCCCGCCCGAAGCGCATACACACGACCAGTATCTTACGGATGCCGACAGCGATGGTAAGCAGTATGCGAGGCAGGACGGTGCTTGGTCTGAGGTAGCTTTCCCAGAAGTTGTGCCCCCTAGCTGGGATGAAGTGACGGGTAAACCGACTGAATTCCCTCCTTCGGACCACACGCACCCAGAGTTCGATGAGCTAGGCGACAGAATCGACGCGATCGAGGACGCCATAACTGAAGACGGCGGGTTTGTTGACGCGCCTGATGACGGGAAACTTTACGGCAGGCAGTCAGAAGATTGGGCAGAGGTTGTAATCCCTGACGTTGTAGATCCTGATTGGGACTCGATCACGGGTAAACCAACTGAGTTTCCGCCAGAAGACCATACGCATGTTGTCGCAGATATTACCGATTTCGATCCGACTGACTATCAGCCCGCCGGTGACTATCTTACGGATGCCGACAGCGACGGTAAGCAGTACGCGAGACAAGATGGCGCTTGGGCCGAGGTAATTGCAGGTGGCGGCGACGGTAACGCGGCCATTATTTCAGACACCGCTCCTGAGAACGCGACGGAAGGCGACCTCTGGTTTTGCTCGCTCGTAGGCTCGGAGGGCTTCTTCTGTTTTTCTGACGATCCTAACGGCGGCGAAGGGTATTGGTTTGAGGTCAGCACTCCTAGCAAGGGCGGCGACGGTAATGGCGGAGGAGGCAGTGTTACTACAAGCATGGTAGTAACTGAACCTGATGTGTTGTTTAGAGACGCCAAGGGACGATTTAAAAGCACTGAGAATGTTCCTGAGCTAAACAATCAACTTGAGGTCAACCGTTGGTTCCTAGAGCAACTAGAGGCGATACCTCCTGCCGCTGAAATCCCGCCGTGGGACTTTGAGTTTACGCCTGACACGCTCGTTTTGCGTGACAGCAACTCCAACATAAAGGGCAGGAAGATTATCGGTCAGACATTGCAGATGACCGCTGAAGGCACCACAGATATTCCTCCCCGCCCCGACGATACGATCTTCTACTCCAGCATCAACAACCAGCTACACAAGAACAGCAAGGAAGGCATGAGAGCCTCCCTTGGTATTAC